GTGGCGGACAGAGAGGGATTTGAATGTTCTACGGTTCAAATCCCTGATGGGGATTTGAATCGGCTTTATTTTGTTTTTATTTATATTTAATTTTTTAAGGGTAAAATTATATCTATCTTTAAAATTTGTTGATAGGTGCCTTTTATGCTTAAAAAAATATTTCTTTTGGTTTTTGTAATTTGTTTTTCTTTTTGTTCTGATTTTGACAAGAAATTTGATTATTTTAAGGGGCATTTTTTAAAAATGAAACCTGACGCAATCGTTGAATTTCTTTGCCTTTATAGCGATAAAAATTCTCCTTTTCATAAATTTTTTAATTCTGAAGGGTTTAGAAACCTTGGTTATACTTGCAAAAAAGATGTTTTTCGGGCTAGGCTAAATCCTTATCAACATGTTGATATAACTAATTATAAAAAGTTAAATAAATTTGTTGAGGGCACTAAGACTGATTTAAAACGTATGCTTTGTAAAGATCCAGCGTTTAAAGCTTCGTTGCATTTTAATATAAAATTTGAGCTTAAAATTTATGATAGCAGAGATAGTTTGCAAGATACTTTGATTTTTAGCAGAAGTATTACCCCTGCTTGTGGTTTAGTTAGATAATCTTATTTTGTTTCTTTTTCGTGTCTCTTTTTGAGTGCTTTAAATTTTATTTCTGCTATGTATAGTTCTTGTTCGTTTTTGTCGAGTTCATAGAAATATTTTAAAAATTCTGCGGCGTCACTTTCTCCGTTTTCGTATTTATACGAATTTGAGATCATTTCCATTAATCCTGGTTTGTCCTTTTCCCAATTGTATACCGTAGCTAAAGATACATTTGCTCTTTTTGCTATTTCTTTTTTGTCAAGTTTTTCAGACATTTTCTAATTAATCCTTAATATTATAAAATTTTTCTATATGTTTAAATATTTTCTAAGGTTTATTACTTTATAATTATTTTAAAAATATTTGAGTTATTAGAATTATATCTAATTAGCTCAAATTTTGCCCTGAATATGGCGTTAAACTGTTTCCCCGCTTGTAGGTTTACGGCACTTTCCGGCGGGGTAATTTAGCCGTAAATCTCTTTTAAAGGAAGGTGCTATCATGGAATTAGTAGAAAAGGGCTACGAAGTAACCTACACGATCGTTAAAGGTCTTATTAGAAGTTCGGCTTCGGGTAAGTTTGAAGGTAACGATTATTCGTCATCCGTGCGAATATCTAGCGTAAACGTTTATGACGTCGAGAATAAAAAGACGGGCATAATAGACAGCGTTCAGCAGCCCGTAGTGTTTAAAATTATCTGCCCGGACGATACTACCGCGGGGCTCGTCGGGAATGCCGTGCGCGAGAAACTGAAAAAAGGCCCCCTAACTATACACGGCGGTTTCCCTGCTGGCGATCAGCGTATTGTAGCTGTGTCCGAATCTTACGAATTTTTCCTATTTGACTCAAAGCCAACCGATAAAGCCGTCAAGGGGGCATAATATGAGTTTTTCCGTCACTTATAAAATTAAATGCGGCGAAGTAAGGGTTGTCCCTTTTGGGGCGGTTCTTTGCGAAGACAATGCTGCTCAGGTCGTTATCGGTTGTTCGAATACCTATAAAAACGTATTAGAAAGCTCTAGGTGCGGCGCATAGCGTGGGAGCAAGGGATCCCGCGCCGCCGCACATAATAGGGTCGCAGGGGGAGCCCGCTTGCGGGGTTCGCTCCCCCCGCTATTCTTTCTTACTATTTCGGCAAAGCCTGATTTACTTTAGTCTTTCCCAAAGTAGTACGCGTCTGCTTTAAAATTTATTTCAAGGAGGCCAAGATGCCTAAGTTTCTTTCTACTGCAAAAGGTAAGATAACTACCGCTGTTGCTGTTGTTTCGATTTGCGCTATGAATGCTGCTGCCGCTGGCGTAACCGTCGATTCTAGTACCGGTGTCGTAAGCGGCGATCTGGATGTCAAACCGTTCCTTTCGATGTTCGGCGTAGTTATCGTTGCCGTTGCCGTTATGTGGGCGGCTAGACGAGCATTATCGCTTATCAGTAAGTAAGCGATAATGTCTATCCCCTTTAGCCTTGCTGCTTTAGGGGAAACTCTTAAAAAGGTTTAGCGTGTATGACTTTATAAGTATTTCCTCTATGACGATTTTTATTTACGGGTTAATCGGAGTAATAATCGTCTTTATAGGCGCTATCAGCGGACTTTCTTATGCTTTAAATCTTTTTAAGAGTTTGGACTGAGCCTTATGTATGATTTACATTTATCGCCTGATCAATACCATTTTCTTATGAGCCTTAGCGGAATCCTTTGCGGTTTTATTTTATGTTTGTTTATCTTTCTTATCGTTAGTAAAATTTAGGCTGATCCAAACTCAATAATCAAGAAAAGGAGATTTAAGTATGTCAATAGGCGTATTTACTGTTACTGGCGTTCTTAGCTTTGATTACTTCTTTTCAATCATGGTTTGGTTTATGCTGATATGCTTGCCCGTCTGCGCCGGATTAGTCCTTTTTACTAAAAAGGTATTGTAAGGTCCTCTCATGCAAAGTCTATTAAAATCCCTCGTTTTAATATTTATTTTTTGCCTAAATTTACTTGCTGCTCTCATCAACGATGATGGAAAAAGTTTCAGTGAATTGCTAAATGATCCTTATCGCGGTTATAATCGCGGCAAGGATTGGGGTTTCCCTTATAAATCTGATTACTCAACTACTCTTTTAGGCTCCAATATATATGTTGAATTTATTGGTAATGAATTTGTTAGAATAGACAATAATTATTACCGTATATCTCAAAAATCAGATTTCATTTTTAATTTACGCCACAAGACCGGTTCCGGTTATAATCTTTATGATTATTCTGGAAATCAAAGTGTTTTTATACTTCAATATTATTCGGGTGAATTTGAGCAAGCTAAAATCAAATGTTGGGTTAATGGCAATTCTGTCCAAACCTGCGGCCCCGGTCTTTCAGATGCCCAAGATGAGACTTTTTCATATTTCAACCAGTGGTATATACAATTTCTTGCCACTTGTGACTCATCTCAGAATCAATTTTTTTCTAAATCAAATAGATCTTGCGTCACTTGCCCAGCTGATCAAAGCTGGGATGATGAATCCCGGAAGTGTTTCATAGATTGCACCAAGGACGGTAAGATAAACAAGATTGCTAATACCGATGGTTCTTGCATTGATTGTAGTGGTGAAAAAACCGCTATGTCTGCTTTAAAATGTCTTTGTGGTGGATTGGGTCATGGTTCCGGTTTTTCTTTCTCTAAGAAAAATCAATATGATCCTTCTGCTTCGTCTTGTTCTTTGGTTGGTTATTGTTCTGACGGTTTTCAAATTGCTACTTTTACGGATCCAAGTTGTAATCCTGACAATAAACCTGAAAAACCTAAACCCGACGACAATAAGACCAAGCCCGACGATCCTAAGCCTAATCCAGATCCTGGCGGTAGTGGTGGCGGCGGAAATTCAGGCGGAGGTAACAATCCCGGCGGCTCCGAGGACAAACCTAACCCTAATCCGGGTAATAATGATGAATTTTGTAAGAAAAACCCCAATGATCCTAAATGTAAAAAAGATGACGATTTTTGCAAGAAAAATCCTAAAGATCCTAAATGTAAAAAGAATGATAATAATTCTACCACTCCAGGTCCAGGTGGTGGTAATAATAATGGTGATAATTTAAAATTTAGTCCTGATGGCTCAGCTGGTGAATACGAAAAAGATGTAAAAGGATTTGCCGGTAAATTTAAAGAGGCTGCAGGTAGTATTGTTGGTGGTTTTAACGATTTTAAAAAAGGTGTTGATCAGCTCATTGCAAACATAGAGGGCAAAGGTCTTACTGAATTTAAATCTCAGCCTATGCCAAAAGCTTGCCCTAAGAAATACGATGTCGACGTTTTTGGTAAAAGCATAAGTTTTGAGATAGATTATTGCAAATATCTGTCTCCGGCTTCTAATACGTTTTATTACATATTTTATATATTGTTTTTCTTGGTGTTTTTACTAGGCGTCTATAAGACTTTACTTTTTTTGTTTTGAGGAGTGAGACGTGCCTGCCATTTTGTCCGCTATTACCTGGTTTTTTAGATTTTTTATAGCCGAAAAAGCCGTAAATTTAGCTTTAAAATTCGCAAGTTTCGGTTGGATGGTTACCATAAACGTCGCCATTATGGCCGCTCTCGTAGCTTACGGCGGAGCGGTTTTAAAGCTTATACTGTTCGTTTACGAAAAGACTAATCAATTTATCGATTTCGTTAACAATTTTTCGGTGGGCGGCGATGATCTTACGTCTTGGGTTATGGATATCGTTAAGACAATGGGCGTGTGGAATGCTTTCGTAGATGTATATCGTATTTTTTCGGCTCCTATTTTGTCTATATTCGTTATTTTGGCGGTCAGGCTAGGTTTAAAAATAGCTCACGGTATGCGCAATACCCTAGTAACCTATTTTATAGCAAAGATGTCCTGATGATAACCTATTTAGTCGGTAATCCTGGTTCAGGTAAGACCTATTACGCCGTTTTTGAAATTTACAGGTTATTTTTGTTTAAGCCGCAAAAGACTTTTCTAAGTAAATTTATAAAACAGCCCAAACTTAAAGAATACGAGCGCTGCTATACGAATATTAATGAGTTTAAATTTGACCTGCACGAAAAATTTATAAAATTCGATTTTGATAAATTTTACGCTGATATGTCAAATCTTTACGAGTTATATTCGTCTAAAGTTTCCGACGCGCAGCTTAACGAGCGCGCAAAGGAGTTAAATTTAAGCGGTTGCTTGATAATTCTCGACGAAGCTCACAATTTTTTAAAGGCTAAGGGCGATCCCGTGCTTATTTGGTGGCTTACCTATCATCGCCACTTATACCAGGATATTTTTTTGATTACTCAGGATTTAAGCCTGGTAAATGACGAGTATAAGCGTATTGCGGAGTATTTTTTAAAAGCTATGGATAGCGCGAAACGCTTGTTTAAGAATAAATTTCGTTATATAAAATATTCAAGTTACAAACTTTATAAAAAGGATGTGCTGGAAGCTTTAACCATTCCTTATCTTAAAGAAGTCTTTGATTTATATCATTCCGGGCAAGACGGTTCTCAAAAATCTTTCGTTCGTCAATTTATCTATATAGGCGTATTTTTATTTATATTGTTGGTTATTTTGTTTTTTCTTTTTGTTCAGCAGTTTAGACCGGATCCTATCGAGCAAGTTCAAGTATATGAGCCCGTAGCGCCTCTCCCTGCGTCTCAGACCAAATCTACCCCTCAAACCCAAGACCAGCCTGATAAAACGTATATCTATAATTTATCGTGTATCGACGACGTATGCAGATTTGCAAATGAAAAATATACTTTTCCTTACGGTTTTATTTCTCATATTATTTCGGGCTCTAAGCCTTTGTATTTTTATTCTATCACCAAAGACAAGTATATAACTGAATACTTTATCGTCCTGGGCTCGGACGTTCTCGAGCCTCTCAAACAAATATCAAATTCTTATAAAAGAGGTGCCGTAAATGAAAATTCTAGCAAAGATCTGCCTAGTCCTAGCATTTTTAAGTAGTTGTTTATTAAGAGCCGAGACGATCTATACGGATTTGTTAAATTTCGCCGAGCTTACCAGTAAATATAATAATATAGCTATCGTTACCGACGACAGTATCGACGAGAGCTACTACTATTTTATTTACCAAAGCGAGACTAGCTTAACTCTTGCTATGTTTCGCAAGATGCTTGAGGCCAAGGGCTTGTATTTATACAAGAAGGACAATTTCTATTATATTACCGATAAGAAGTTGCCCGATTACGACCTTAGGCGCATAGACCTAAGTAACTATATTGTCGACGATGTGCGGCGTATAATGTCTAATTTCGAGCTAAACGCGACGTATTCGATTACTTCAAACTCCGTATTTTTTCGCGCCGACGATGCGGTCTACGAGCAAATCAAACAAGCCGTGTCCGGGATCGATATGCCCTTGGAGCAAGTCGAGTTTAAACTTACTATCACCGAAACCAATCTTAGAGAAATCAAAGACCGCGGCACTAAGCTTCAGTCTCTGCTCAAGCCGTTAAATCACGGCGACCTGGCCTACTATATAAATTTGATCACTTCGCCTTATACGACAAATTCAAATATCGTAAGAAAAGATAGCGAGGGCTTTTTCGGCGTCTTAAATTTCCTGGACACTAACGGACTTACTAAAATCATCTCCAGCCCGTTTTTGACCGCAAAAAATCACACCGAAGTATATTTTAGCGCGGTGCAGAATATTCCTTATCTGGTGCAAAATTCTCAAACGTCCGCTACTCAGACCACTACGCAAAACTCTTACGAGTATAAGGATGTCGGCCTTAAAATTACCCTTAAGCCCGTGATTTTAAAAGACCACGTGGATTTTGACTTACATTTGGTTTTAGAGGATTTGTTGTCGTCTAACAACACCTTGACCCCCACCACCAGCAAAAAGGAGTTAAGAAGTTCTTATTCTTTGCGGCGCGGCGATGTGTTAGTTTTATCCGGGATAAACAAGATCAACACTGTAAAGCAGCGCAACGGCATTCCCGTTCTTAAGGATATTTTCATTTTGAAGTATCTGTTTTCAGTTGAGCAGGAATCAGAGTTAAACACCGTCGTAACCTTAACGGTTCAGGTTATCTAAATGCGGAGCAAGCGGAGCGGAAAGTGAGCGGAGCGCGGAGCGCCCGCGAAGTAACGCGCCGCCTTGTCAATCTAATAAAAAACTCTTACCTTTAAGGTTGTGCGTGTTTGGTATATCTGAATTTGACCGGATTCAATGTCAAGAAAAGCTAGAAAAGCAAAAAGCTTATATGCTTAGTTTCAATTTCGTTAACGAGCTGGGCGAGGTTAGATCCTTGCTCAACTGCTCGATGTCGGCGAATTTAAGCCGCAAGTATTACGCAGAAGTCGCAAACCGCGTAAATACTTTCGGTTCGTTTGCTATAGATTACGCTCAGCGTCCGGTATTTCTCACAATCACGCTTAACGGCTGTTTTCGCGGCGCATTAAGCGGCGATTATTCTAAATTCAAGGAAAAAGATATGAAATTTTTGCCGACTGAAGTTAAGTATAAGGTTAAAAACGGCGCGGCTCTTACTATTAGTGATTTGTGCGCGATATTAAATCATCAGTGGAATTTGCTCGTTATGCGCTATAATCGCCATTTTAAGGGCGTCACTAGATCTTATATTAGGTGTTTTGAGCCTCATAAAAAAGACGGCGTTCCTCATATTCACGCTCTTTTGTTCGTGCCCGGGCATACTATTGATTTTTTGAGGCGAATTTATAAAGATATATTTTACGCGCCGCAGAATTTGCGAGTGGACGCTATAAGCCGTGAGCAGATAGCCAACGGGGAAACAAACGGCTTTCAGACTAGCATAAACAATCCCGCCGGTTATGTGATGAAGTATATCCAAAAGACTTTTATCAACCTCAATCAGACCCAGGAGCTGGATGATCTTTCAGCCTGGTATGTTAAGCACAAGGTAAGGCGCTTTTTAAGCTCTCGCAATAATGTCCCCTTGTGGGTATATAGGAAGATAAATTTTATAGCTACCATGCAAGACTTTTACCACTTAAATAACTTTAAAAACGATGATAATAACGTATTGGAGTGGGATAAGGCGAGTGATTATATTTATATCAATATCCCCGAGCGTAAGGAAATTATTATTTATGATAACGGTAAACTTGAACACTATGCCTGCGATAGGTTGATAAATAGCTACGATAGACGTAAGCCGTCTAAGAATTTGCCCGGCTCTCAAAGCATTAAACCTGATCTTGATGCCTGGGTTGATGCCTGGTATGTGCGAGAGGGAGAAAAAATTAGGCGCGAATCGATGAAGAAAAAAGGCCAAATGCAAAAATTCCCGTCCCAGATGAGCAAATTTGAGCTTTATAATTATTATTCAAGGCTCGATAAAGCCAACTGCAATATTCAGCACCTAGCCTACGTTGAAAATATAATGCTTGATCGTGGTTTAAATTCATTTACAAGGAAAAATGAGAAACATGACTTAAACTCGCCGGATCTTGAGGATTTTATCGAGAGGGGATTGAGAGAATATGAATTTTAAATACTATGCCGATTTATATTTAAAGCTCGGTCGCTCCGTTTGGAAATTTTCTACTTTTTGTAAAAACGAGGGGATAGTAAATAATAGGCTTAGCTTTTTCTTTGATAAAGAGATTGAGAAAATTAAGCCCAGCGACGTTAGATCTTGGCTAAGCGATATAACCGACGTCGGATCTAAATCAAAGAAAAACTATTTAAACTGCTTAAACGGCGTTTTTACTCTAGCTCTTGAGGATGAAGTAATAGGTAAAAACCCGGTAATTCATATTAAAAAGTTAATCTATACGGCGCCTAGGATTGAGCCTTTTACTAATACCGAGGTTTTAAACATTTTAGAGGAAGCAAAGAAATATTCGTTTAAATTTAGACTCTTTATAGCTGTCGGGTTTTTTACGGGTATGCGCACGGGCGAGATCATAGCCTTGAAAAATCAAGACGTTGATATGGTAAACCGAATTATCACGATAAACGCTACACGTTCTAGATTTGGCGAGAGTAGTCCAAAGACTATTAAAAGCGCCAGACGGGTGCCGATTCTAAATAGGTTATACGATCTGCTTAGAGTTAGAAAATTTACTTATGAGTATTTGCTCGAAACTCAGTATGGCGAGCCTTACCGAGATTGTAATGTGTTTTTAGAGAAATGTTGGAAACCTATATTAAAAAGTTTAGGTATCAGATATCGTCGCCCTTATACCATGCGCCACACTTACGCGACAAATATGCTAAGAAGAAATTTGATTTCTCCGCCCGAGCTAGCGGCTCTTATGGGGCATAGCAGCGTTAAGATGATCTACGACGTTTACGTAAATTATCTCAATTCAAATCTGAATGAATTTAAACGAGACATTGAAATTTATGATTAAAAAGATGCGTTGCGATCCTTTCCCGGGATAGGAAGGGTTTTAAAAATGCTTACGGCCATAAGATATTTATTTTCTCCTGGCGGCTCGGTCAAGGGTTGTAAAGTTTTAGTAAAAAGCTTTAAAATAGGCTATTTTTCGTATCTGGTGGCGGACAGAGAGGGATTTGAA